GCCAAGCGGCTGTGGCTGATGACAGGCACCCCGGCGGCGCAGTCCCCGGTAGACGCGTTTGGGCTGGCTAGGCTGGTCAACCCGCAGAACACCACGCGCTACTTCGGCATGTTCCGCGATCAGGTTATGCAGAAGGTGTCCCAGTTCAGCTGGGTGCCGCGCGCCAACGCCAAGGAAATAGTGCACCGGGTGTTGCAACCCGCGATACGGTTCGAGAAGAAAGATTGTCTGGACCTGCCACCCGTGACGCATGTGGAGCGCGATGCCCCGCTGACCCCGCAGCAGTCTGCCTATTACAAGCACTTGCTCGACAAGCTTCGGTTCGAGTCGGACGGTGAGTCCGTCACGGCAGTAAACGCCGCGTCCAAGATAAACAAGCTCCTGCAAGTGTCTGGCGGAGCCGTATATACTGACGCTGGCGACGTGCTGGAGTTTGACGTTAGCAGCAGACTAAACGTAGTGAAGGAAGTTATCGACGAGACTAGCAACAAAGTACTACTGTTCGTCCCCTTCACGCACACCATAGACCTCGTGTCAGCTTTCTTGGATAAGCATAAAATATCCCACGCCGTAATTGACGGGAGGGTGTCGGTTAACAAGCGCGGCGTTATCGTAGACAACTTCCAGAACAAGAAGGACCCCAAGGTGTTGGTCCTTCAGCCGCAGGCAGCGGCGCACGGGTTGACCTTGACCGCAGCTGACACTGTGATCTGGTATGCGCCCGTCACTAGCGTCGAGACCTACCTGCAGGCTAACGCGCGCATCGACAGGCCGGGGCAGAAGAATGCTATGACCGTCGTTCACATCCAAGGAAGCCCGGTCGAAGACCGGCTCTATAAACTGCTGCGTGGCAACATCCGCAACCACAAGAAACTCGTGGAGCTATACCAAGACACCCTGAACGGGGCTTGACACAGTCAACTACAAGCCTAAAATGGGCGCAGAAGGAGCAAACGAAATGACCACAGACCAGCTAGTCGCAGCTTATCTGCAGCTGCGCGGGCAAATGGCGGCGCTGACGACTGAGTATGACGCAGCGCACGCCAAACTAAGAGAAGAGCAGGATGAGATAGCGGCAGCGCTGCTGGACATCTGTAACGAGCAGAACGTGGACAGCATGCGTACGTCCATGGGAACTGTCTCCCGTCGTGTTTCGTCCCGCTACTGGACGAGCGACTGGGAGTCCATGTATCGGTTCATCGTTGAGAATGACGCACCGTTCCTGCTGGAGCGTCGGATCAGCAACAACATGATGAAGCAGTTTCTAGAAGATAACCCGGACCTTCACCCGGCTGGCCTTCAAGCTGACCGCAAACACGTAATCCAAGTCCGTAAGGCTACGGCGCAACAAGGGGATATACCCAATGAGTAACGTCACTATTTTTAAGCCCGGCTCTGCTATCATCGGCGAGCGCCGCGAACTCACTGATCTCGACAAGTCTTTCACCAAGAACGGCACCTCTCGCCGTATCCAGACCAACACCAACGGCACCTTCAAGCGCATCGTTAACGGTGAGCAGATCGGCAACGCCGTGCGGGGGGAGGTTAACGTCATCATCGTCAACTTCCTGCAGGAAGTGTCGCGCGTCTTCTACGAAGCCGCCTATGACCCGGACGCCAAGGCTACCCTGCCTGATTGTTGGTCCAACCTCGGTGTCGTGCCGGAGGATGCCGCGCAAAACAAGCAAGCCGCGACGTGCGCTACTTGCGACCAGAATATCGCTGGTTCGGGTAAGGGTTCTTCCAAAGCTTGCCGCTACCAGAGGCGCATTTCGGTTTTGCTCGAGGGTGACCCTTCCGGGGACATCTACCAGCTTAACATCCCGGCCAAGTCCCTGTTCGGTAAGGGGGAGGGTAACACCCACCCGTTTGAGTCCTACAGGAAGTTCCTCTCCGCCAACGGCTACGGACTCAACACCGTGGTAACCACGGTTAGCTATAACCTGAACGCGGACCAGATGGAGCTGCAGTTCACGGCTATCCGTAACACCAGCGATGAAGAGCACGAGCTTATGCTTGTTGCACAGGCTCATCCCGACGCGCAGCGGTATGTCCAGCTTACTGTGGCTCAGACAGACGGTGTGACGGCCAAGCCCGCTGCACTTGCCCCTAAGCCTGCTGTGCGTGTTGAGCCTGTCGCGTCGAAGTCCAGTTTCTTCAGCGACGTGGAAGATGACGACGGTGACGCTCCGGTGGGTAAGCCGGAAGTGAAGCGCAGGAAGACGGCGACGGCAGCCGTTGAACCCGGTAACCTTTCCAAGACAATCGCTGAGTGGGGTGATGACGACTAGTTTGCAAGGCTACAGCGTGAGGCTGATGCGACGTAACGCAGAGGCTGATGACCGCAAGCTTGGCGTTAAGCTGGGGAGGTTCTGCATCGAGCGGGACCTCTCCGTTAACGATGTTGCTGCCGAATTACAGGTGAGCAAGCAGGCTGTTTACAACTGGTTTTGCGGAGATAACCTTCCGCATAAGCGTTACCACGCAGCCATCGAGGCCCTGCTAGCGTCCGCTAGGTAAGGTAAAGCCAACCGTATCCCGTTATATAGGCGCGTGGGCCAACACCCATGCTCGACCCCCCATGAGCCGTAAAGACCTACTAGACGAAGTTCAACCGCCCGAAGGGTGGTTTGTCGTCGTGGGCATAAAGGGCGGGGTCGTTAAGCAGGTCTTCTGTGAAGAGCGCGCTGAGGTGGACGAGGTCGTTGCGTCCCTCGTTAAAAAAGAAAACGACGTCTACTTCGGCGTAGCCAAGTTCGCCACCAGCGCTAACCGCACAAAGAACAACGTCTTGAGTCTCCAGTCCCTGTGGCTGGACATAGACTGCGGCCCTGACAAGGCGGTTCTGAACGGCAAGACCGGGTTACCCAAGGGGTACGAAGACCAAGACACGGCAGCTGCAGCGCTAAGAGATTTCTGCAAGGCGCTTAGTCTCCCCAGACCCACCATCGTTAACTCGGGGCGCGGACTGCACGTATACTGGGCGCTGCGCAGTCCTGTCAGCAAGGAGCAGTGGGAGCCCGTGGCGGCGGCGCTCAAGGCGCGCTGTCTGGAGAACAGTCTCCACGTAGACCCGGTGATCTTTGAGACGGCGCGCATCCTGCGCGTGCCCGGCACGCTGAACTTCAAGAGTGACCCACCATTGCCGGTGCGGGTCGAGTACTTCGGTGAGCCCGTGGACTTCGGCGAGTTCAGCGCCCTGCTGGGTATAGAAGCCCCGGAGGAGGGGGCGGGGGAGGCCCGGAGCGCGGACATGCTCAACCTGCCGGGCCACAAGCGGGAGATGTCGGACTTAGGCAAGCAGGTTATGGAGAACATAACCTCCAGCTTCGCCAAGATCATGCGCCGGAGCTTGAGCGGCACCGGGTGCGCGCAGCTTAAGGATTGCTACGAGAGCCGGGCTACCTTGTCTGAGCCTAGGTGGCGCAGCGCGCTGTCCATAGCACAGTTCTGTTCTGACAAAGATGAGGCGATACATACGCTGTCGGAAGGTCACCCCGACTACTCGAGACTGCGCACGATAGCCAAGGCTAACGACATACCGAAACCCCATAAGTGCGCGACAATCGAGGCGCATAACCCCGGCGGCTGCGACGGCTGCCCCCACAAAGGCAAGATTACCAACCCGCTGGCGTTGGGACGCATACTAGCGGGGACGACAGATCAGCTTGAGGAAGAAGCAGGGGGTAGGGAGGGGGAGGACGACGGGGAGGAGTTTGAGGGCGTTATCCCGGAACCTCCTTGGCCTTACATATGGGGACCCTCAGGGGGCCTCTTCAGGCTGCCTCGACCCGGTGCCGAGGACGGACCCACCCTTATTTACGAGCACAAAATATACCTCAAGAAGAGGATGACAGACCCGTCTGTGGGGGACGTCGTGATTATAGGTCTTCAGTTCCCACACGACGGAGTCAAAGAGTTCGTCGTCCCCAACGCCAAACTGCACGACACCGCAGAGCTAAGGAAAGAACTGTCTGCCAAAGGCGTGTTCGCCCACAGAAAACAGTTCGACATGATTTTAACCTACATAACTGACGCCGGTAAGGCGGTGCAGCTAAGGAAAGGTACAGAGAAGATGAGGCTCCAGTTCGGATGGGTCGAGAAGGACACCAAGTTTATCATCGGGGACAGAGAGATCAGCGCGGAAGGCTCGCGCTTTAGTCCCCCCTCCGTCATCACTGCGCCACTGGCGGAGAAGATGCAGCCTGTAGGTAAGTATGATGTATGGCGAGAGGTGTTCGCTCTTTACGGGCGAGCAGGGTTGGAACGGCATGCCTTCGCAGCGCTGACTGCCTTTGGTGCGCCGCTGTTCAAGTTCACCGGACAGCACGGGTCGATCATCAACCTCATCCACCCCAACTCCGGCACCGGTAAGACGACCATCTTGCGTATGTGTAACAGTGTGTATGGTTCTCCGGACGGGCTCTGCGTCGTGAACGATGACACGTTCAACGCCAAGGTCATGCGGCTGGGGCTCATGTGCCACCTGCCCTACACCATCGACGAACTTACCAACATGAACCCGAAGGACTTCTCCACCCTCGCCTACAACATGACGCAGGGGCGGGGTAAAGACCGGGTCAAGCAGTCCTCCAACGAACTGCGTTACAACGCTACAACGTGGTCTACTATCTCACTCTGCAGCTCCAACGCTTCGTTTATGGAGAAGATAGCCGCCTCCAAGACCAACGCTGACGGGGAGGTCATGCGGCTCATCGAGTACAAGATTAACTTCTCCGACGCTATCGACGCATCGACAGGCAAGGATATGTTCGACCATACCCTCATGGAGAACTATGGCCACGCGGGCGACATCTACATGGCTTTCGTCGTCGCTAACCTAGAGGAGTGCAGGCGCACGCTGGCCTTCGTGCAGCAAAAGCTGGATACCGAACTGCGGCTCACGCAGCGGGAGAGGTTCTGGTCTGGTACTGTGGCCGCTAATATCGCTGGGGGGCTTATCTCCAAGCAGCTTGGCATCCACGAGTTCAACATGAAGTCGGTGTACAGAGAGGCCAAGGAGATCATCCTCGGTATGCGCACTGATACTCCCGTCCTGCAGCCCAGCGTGGCCAGCACCGACGTGCTGGCTAACTTCATCAACCGCCACATCCAGAACGTCCTCGTCGTTAACGACTCCGTGGACCTGCGGTCTAACATGCCGACGCTACCGGTGCGGGAGCCCAAGGGAGAGCTCATCATCCGCTACGAGCCGGACACCAAGCTCCTCTACGTCCTTAGCCGGGCGTTCAAGCACGACTGTGTGGAGACGCAGATCAACTACAAGGAAACCCTAGAGCAGCTCCACATGAAGGGGATTTTCCTTCGTACGGAGGTTAAGCGTATGGCAAAGGGGACCAAGATTGCCTCCCCCGGTGCGCAATGCCTCGTGTTCGACGCGGGGGCAGGGGCCTTCTTGGATATGACTGATGTTCCAGCTGCAGACGCTGCTGATTAACGTAGACGGGGTTAAGTACCGGGTTAACTGGGATGCCTTCACCAAGGGGCGCTCTGTATTTATACCCTGCCTAAAGTGCGTGCAGTTGAAGAAGGACGTAAAGCGGCTAGCACGCAAGCTAAGGTTCAAAATAGTGATGAAGGTCCTAGTGCAGGACAACGTTCGGGGTTTACGTATCTGGAGAACTTGATAGAGTCCGCTTCGAGGGTGGTTGCTCCCCTCCTGCGCGATGTCTCTCGCGCCTCCCTGACTGGCCCCCGTGTCCTGCCGACACGGGGGTCTTTTTTATTCCTCTTCGAGCATTTCCTCTTCGAGCATTTCGTTCTCGAACAACCCTTCGAGACCCCCTCTGAAAGGCTTGCCAACTGTAAGCCCTTGGATCGCTTCCCCGCGCCGACGTTCTTGGCCCGTCAGGGATCGCGAGATGGTGTCCCCCGTGATCGGGTAGACGTTGTTCTTGTAGTTAAACTCGTCGATCTCATCGAGGACGCTATCGATGCGCGCGTCGTTCTCGTCGGAAGGGTTGGCGGCGTAGCGGCGGTACGCTTTGTCCAGTGCATCTAGGAGCTTCGTTCTGTCCTTCTCGATACCCATGACCATGCGCTTCGCCAGAAGGTTCCGCTTCTGGATTTCCCCCGCTTCAGTGCTAGCGAAGCCTGCAGTTTGCGCTGCCAGTTTACCGAAGGTGTACTCCTCCGCCGCCACTAGCTCCGCGCCATCGCGCGTCGT